CAGCTACCGACCGCCGCCGCAAAATTGAAGATCAACTCACCGAGTGCTTGGGAATCCCTGAGAACTTGGAGGGCACCAAAAACGAGAACGCCGGGGGCTACGAAATAAAGATCTCAGGGCGCCTTGACCGGAAGGTAAACGCTGATAAACTGCAAACTCTCGCAGAGGAATCCGGTCTGACCGAACACCTCTCCTCGCTGTTTCGCTGGAAGCCTGAAATCAACATGTCTGCTTGGAAGTCGGCGCACGAATCAATCACGGCTCCTTTGCTTGAAGCTATTACTACCACGTCCTCGCGGGCATCTTTCACCATCACTAAGAAGGATTAAACATCATGGCATTTCTCTCACAATCATTCGACGTGTCCGACCTGCCAAAAGGCGCGACCGAGTTCAATCCGCTGCCTGCCGGCTGGTACTCGGCCACTATTTCAGGCGCCGAGGTCAAAGAGACGAAAGCAGGAACCGGCGAGTACATCGCTATCAAGTACAGCATCACTGGCCCAACGCACCAGGGGCGCGTCATCTTCGGCAACCTCAACATCAAGAACCCAAATGTCAAAGCCGAGGAGATCGGACGCCAGCAGCTGGGCGACATCATGCGGGCGATTGGGCTTGCGCGCGTCACTGATACCGATCAACTCATCGGCGGGAATCTGGTCATTAAAGTTGACGTCAAGGACGATGACAAATACGGCGAGCGTAACGAAGTCAAAGGATTCAAGGCAGTAATGGGCGCAGTCTCAAGCCTACCAACTGCTGCACCTGCCGCGCCATCCAGCGCAAAGGCTGCCCCCCCTTGGGCCACTAAGAAGTAAGCAAAAAAAAGCCCCTCGCAGGAGGGGCTAAGGCAACTGCCTTCGGGGGGCAGAAATGGAGACACGCACATGCAAAACTTCGATATGAATTCTATACCAACTCTAATTGATGTTGTACATGAAAGCCGTCAGGAAAAACCACGGCCTCACTTGGGCGCCTCTATGCTGGGCCATAAGTGTGACAGGTGGCTGTGGCTGTCGTTCCGATGGGCGGTTGTTGAGAAGTTTTCAGGCCGCATGCTGCGGTTATTTCGTAGAGGACATAATGAAGAAGAACAAATTATCAGTGATTTACGCGCTATTGGCTTGGACGTTCGGACTCCATCGGCGGGTCAGAGCAGAGTTGATTTTGGGTCGCACGTGTCTGGCTCTCTTGATGCTCGGGTTGAGAAGGGCGTGCCTGGGGCGGAAAGAATCCCCCACATCGCCGAGTTCAAAACGCACTCGTTAAAGTCTTTCAACGACCTGCGTACCAAAGGCGTCAAGGATGCAAAGCCGATGCACTGGGCCCAGATGCAAGCGTACATGCTTGGCACTGGTTTGGAATGGGCGCTGTATGTAGCGGTTTGCAAGGACGATGATCGCATTCACACAGAGCGGATCGCCTTGGACAAGTCAGCAGCTCAAAAGCTGGTGGACAAGGGCCGCAGGATTGCATTGTCTGACCGCATGCCTGAGCCACTGAGCGCGGATCCAACTTGGTACGAATGCAAGTACTGCGCAGGCCACGATCAATGTTTTGGAAGCAAGACGACGAAGCAAGTCAATTGCCGCACCTGCGCCCATTCCTCTGCTCTAAGTGATTCAACATGGCACTGTGCACGATGGGATGACCTGATCCCAGTGGATGCTCAGCACGCAGGGTGCGAGTCGCACGTATTGCACCCTGACCTAGTGCCTTGGCCGATCCAGACGGATCAGAACGCTAACGAGTGGCAAGCCGTCTACTTGATCGGCGGCAAGAAAATGGCTAACGGGGCGCCGGAAGAGGGGGTCTACTCAAGCAAAGAGTTGCTAGCGAATGCCGAGGCCTGTGCAGATGAAGAAGTTCAGAAACTTAGGGCCGAATGGCCTGGGGCTAGGGTGACGGGATGAAAATCAGATTGATACCTCCCAAAATGGATGCATTCGATGATCATGACATCGCTGTTTTCACCATGGAATTGGTAGATGAGTCTGCCGCCAGCATTGAGATCAGGGCTTGGATTGATAGAGAAAACTGGCCGCACATCCAAAAAGCTGTGTCGGATGCTTTAGCGATGATGTTCCCGGAGGCAGATGATGCTACGTGACTACCAACAAAAGGCAATCGATCAGCTTTACGCATGGTTTGAGGCAGGCAACGAAGGCAATCCATGTTTGGTGCTGCCGACCGGCTCAGGTAAAAGCCATATCGTCGCGGCTCTGTGCAAAGACGCATTGCAGAAGTGGCCTGAGACCCGGGTTCTGATGCTCACTCATGTGAAGGAGCTGATTGAGCAAAACGCGGAGAAAATGAGACTCCATTGGCCTGGAGCGCCAATGGGGATTTATAGCGCAAGTATCGGCAGGAGGCAACTCGGGGAGCCCATTACTTTTGCAGGTATCCAGTCGGTGCGCACGAAGTCTAAAGAGCTTGGACACATCGACATCGTGCTGATTGACGAATGCCATCTTGTGAACCACAAAGACGAGGGCGGGTACAGGTCATTGCTGGGTGAACTCAAGGCCATCAATCCGCACTTGCGGGTCATCGGTTTGACTGCTACTCCGTACCGCTTGGGTCACGGCCTGATCACAGACAAGCCCGCTATCTTTGACGACCTGATTGAGCCTGTAAGCATTGAAGAATTGGTTCACAAGGGGCACTTGTCAAAGTTGCGCAGCAAAGTAACGGACGCAAAACTTGATACGACAGGTGTACACAAGAGAGGCGGTGAATACATTGAATCCGAACTCCAGGCTGCGGTGAACACAGATGCAAACAACGTTGCCGCAGTCGAAGAGGTCATCTGGTTGGCGAATCAACGCAAGGCGTGGCTGTTCTTTTGCGCCGGTGTGAAGCATGCCCAGGCGGTGGCTGATACGCTGAATTCTTATGGCATCACCGCGGAGTGTGTGACAGGTGAGACGCCAAAGGCAGAGCGAGAACGCATTCTGGCCCGTTACAAGGCCGGAGAGATCCGAGCATTGACCAACGCTAACGTCTTGACGACAGGCTTTGACTATCCAGACATTGACCTGATCGCCATGTTGCGCCCCACCATGTCGGCAAGCCTCTACGTTCAGATGGCAGGCCGAGGCATGAGACCTAAGAGCCACACCGATCATTGCTTAGTGCTCGATTTTGCCGGGGTTGTGAGTACGCATGGCCCCATCACGAATGTACAGCCCCCGAAAAAGGCAGGTTCAGGGGATGGTGAAGCGCCCGTGAAGGTATGCGAGAACTGCGACGAACTGTGCGCCATATCTGCGCTGAAATGCCCAGCTTGTGGCAATCCTTTCCCTCCGCCAGTCAAGAAGGAACTGGTCTTGCACATGGACGACATCATGGGCATCCAGGGGCTGGAGCTTGAGGTCACAAGTTGGAGCTGGCGCAAGCACCTAGGCCGCACAAGTGGGAAGGAAATGCTCGCTGTGACCTACTATGGGGGACTGAGCGACGCGCCAGTGACTGAATATCTGCCGGTGCTGCACGATGGTTACGCGGGCCAAAAGGCTGCTCAGACTTTTGTAACGATTGCTCGGCAAGCTGGAGTTGAGAAGCACGCGCAGGGTTTGGATGAGGCAGTAGCATCAATGAAGGGTTCCTGCCCCCCATCGCTGGTGGAATACAAAAAGGATGGGAAGTTCTTCAGAATCATTAGAAGGGAGTGGAAGTGACTAAGCCGCCAGAACCGCAAGCAGTGATTTTATTCAGAGCCAGAAAAAAAGAGCCAGTCCCGAGGTGCTGCCACACATGCGATAACTACAACGAGGCTGGCTGGTGCGCCATGTTTGACTTGAAGCCGCCAGACGAGTTCACCCACGCATTTAACGAGTGCCCAGAGTGGGTAGAAGAGGTGCCATTTTGAGCATCCCAACCGAACACGAGGAACAGCGCGAATTTGTGAAGTGGTTCCGACAGACTCACAAAGGCGTCCGGATCTTTGCTATTCCTAACGGCGGAGCCAGGAGCATCACAACAGCCGCTAGGCTCAAGGTAGAAGGCGTATCTTCTGGGGTCCCGGATCTTTTTATCCCGCAATGGCTCATGTGGGTTGAAATGAAGCGGCAAAAAGGCGGTGTTGTCAGCCCAGAACAGACGGA